TGGTTTTTATGGCAATCAATGGTTTCAAACACTAAAGTTGCTGACGGAACTGAAGAAAATTCAGTTTGGGCATCAGGAGGTAAGTTACAAACTACTACTGTAGCTGCTGGTACTGGCTCATTTCCAACTAAATCTAACTTTTCAACAGCAGTAGAAAATCATATGTACTTTAAATTAGATAACGTTGTATATCAGGTATCTAATGCAACAGTTAACCAAGCCTCAGTTGATGCAGGAATTGAAGAAATTGCTACAACAACATGGTCAGGTTTTGGTACTACATTAAAAGAAATTACAGGTGTTCCGCGTAATAATGCTATTTCAGTATTTGGTGGAATATTAAATGACGGTTCTTCTGTAACTGCAAACTCTACAACTGAGAATGCAACAGTAACTGCTTCATATCATTCATTTGCACAAATGAACGTAGCAGGAGCAACAGGAACTAATTCATTCATTAAAAACCGTTTAAGTACAATTGAGTTTCATCACAAAGCATCAGCTGGTGGTTCAGATGAGAAGTTTACATTCCCAGTTACTGCATTAAGTTTTGATTACAATAACAATATTACATACTTAACACCAGAGGAACTTTCGTCTCTTAATGAGCCGATTGGTCAATTTACAGGTTCACGAGCTGTAACAGGTTCAGCAACTATGTATCTTAGAACTGGTGACTTAGAATCTGCTGGATTCTTACGTAACATTTCAGAAGATTCAAGAACTTCTTCAGCACAAACATCTAATGCTAACCTAATCATAGGTGGAACAACAGCACCTTATGTTGCGTTTCAATTAGATGCTTGTCAGTTTGAATTTCCATCAATTGCAACTGATGATGTTATATCTATGACAGTTAACTTTGTTGGACAAGAACCGACTGCTACTAAAGGCGATGGCGGAGAAGTAACAATATTTGCAGCTAAAACATAAGCTGAATGATTCTGAGGGGGGTCATTAATTTTTTAACCATGAGTGCTCATCACTTGCGATTCAGGTCCCCCCTCACCTAAGAAAAGCAGATATGTGATGAGCACTTTCTATTTGAGGGAACACTATGAGTAAAATCAAAAAAATGATGGCAGAACAATCGTCTGTTTGGATTGAATATCCAGATATAGATGGTTTTTCTGTAAATCTTAAATATCTAACTCGTGAGGATTTAATGAAAATTCGTAATGCGAGTCTTACCTATAAATTTAATAAGCGTACGCGTCAGCGTGAAGAAGAAGTGGAAAATGATCGCTTTCTTGAAAATTATGCTGAAAAAGCTGTTCTTGGGTGGAAAGGACTTAAAGTAAAGCATATGCCCGCTTTAATGCCTGTTGACATTACAGGAATGGACGCCGAAGAAAATATAGATTATAGTAATGAAGATGCTATAGAATTGCTTAAAAATTCAACTGTATTTGATCAATTTGTAACAGATGCTATGAACGATTTTGAACAATTCTCAAAGAAAAAAGCTGAGACAGACTCAAAAAACTAATTAACTACCTTCAGACTGCTTTACATGGAGGTGGCGTATCAGTTGAACAATATTTTGCTATCTGTGAGCAAATGGGGGTAGACCCAAAAGATGAAGATATTCCGAAAGATCCTTCTACCTTTTCTATTGAAGCTCAACAGGCTCTACAAATGATGAATGCACTACCTGACTTATGGGAAGGCATGAATGGAGTCTGGTTAGGAAAAAACTATAATGGTTTATTTGATATTTTTAAATTGTATAAAATAGATAATAAACGAGAAGTGTTTGAACTTTTAAAAGTTTGTGAAGATGAGTTATCAAAATACTACGCACAAAAACGTAAAGAGCAAGACCAGTTAGCTAAAGCTAAGTCTAAGAGAGGATAATAAGTGGCAACAGTTAATGAAATAGTTACCAAGTATAAAACTCAAGGTAGTGAAAAAGTTGTTAAAGAAACCGATCGTATCGGTAAAGCTCAGACTAGATTAGGTCAAGGTTCTGCTTCTGCAGGTCGTTCTTTTTCTGCACAATCTCAAGGTTTAGGTGGATTAGTTGGTGTATATGCCGCAGCTGCTGCTAACGTATTTGCTATAAGTGCTGCTTTTGCGGCTCTTAATAGAGCTGCTCAGTTTGAAACTATAATTCGTGGAACTGAACAATTAGCTGCTGCAGTCGGTTCAAGTGCCACAGTTGTTGTTTCTGAACTAAAACGAGTGACTCAAGGACAGTTATCTGTTATTGAAGCCGCTACACAGGCTAACTTAGCACTATCAGCTGGTTTCAATACTGATCAAATATCTCAACTTGGGGAAGTAGCAAATAAAGCGGCTAAAGCTCTTGGTAGAAACTTAACTGATGCCTTTCAACGTATAACACGTGGTGCTATAAAACTTGAACCTGAACTTTTAGACGAAATTGGTATTTTTACTAGAATTGAGCCTGCAGTCGAGGCTTATGCTCTTCAACTCGGAAAAAGCGTATCACAACTAACCCAATTTGAACGTAGACAAGCGTTTGTCAATCAAGTAATCAAAGATGGTCAGCAAGCATTTCAGGATGTTGACATCTCTGGAAAATCCACACAAGCAACTTTTGAAAAATTAGTCGCAAACTTTACTGACTTAGCTTTAGTTGTTGGACAGTTCGTTGCAGATTCTCTTGTTCCTTTGGCAGAATTTTTAGATAAAAACTTAGGTAATAGACTTATTTTATTAGGTGGAATAGCTACTCTAGTATTTAGTGCATTAGGTAAAGCTATAGGAGGCACTGCTGTAGCTGCATTTTCACGTTTGGGAAATGCTTTAAATAAAACTGCTGATGGATTTGCACTTAATAAAAAACTTGCTGGAGAGTTTGCAGAGAAAGCTAAAGGCATAGGTCAACAATTTGTAGGCGGAGGTTTAGTTAGAGGTGAAAGAGGTGCGGGAGCAGAAATCAAAAAAGATTTATCTGGCGGAACTATTTCAACTGACCGTGCACTACAAATTAGAGAAAAAATTCCCTCTCTTATAAAAGCTGAGCGGGCAGAGCAAGCTAGATTACAAGCATTATTAAAAGACACTAATACAGACAGAGAAAAGACTAGGAAATTAATCACTCAATCCGTTCAAAGAACAAAAGCACTAGCAAACACTCAACGTTTGGTCAAAGAACAGATAGATGCATCAGGAAAGGCTGCAATTGGTTTTGCAGGTGCCTTGAGAGTTGCTGGTAAGGCTGCTGCTTTTGTTGCTACACAGATTGGTAAGGCTTTTAGACTCTTGCAAACACTACTAATTGCTTTTACAACCTTGCAGACTGTATTATCCTTTTTTGATATAGATTTTTTTGAAATCTTAAAAACACTAATTACTGGAATCGGAAAAGAAGCTAGAGACGCAGCTAAAGGTGTTGAGCAACTTGCTAATTCCACAGAACTTGTTAGATCTAAATTTGAAGGACTAAGTAAGGTCGCTAAAGAAAATGCTCTTGAGCAGTTTTCTAAAAATGCTGGAGCAAATATTAATGCTATAAACACTGAAATAAGAAAATTAGAAAGAGACTTAGATACATTAACTAATGGATCTCCTTTTGGGAAATTTATAAAATTTTTAACAACTGATGATCAAGAAATAGCAAAAATAATTGAAGAAACTAAAGGAAAAATAGATGGGCTAAAAGAGGCCGCTGACCCAGCTTCTGCTAAAATAATCGCCTTAGGAAGTGCTTTTATAAAACTACAAGAAGCAACAGGTAAATCAAAAGAAGTACTGGCTACATCAATAGACAGTGGAAGAATTGTAAAAGATGGTGACAAGTTAGTCGCTAAGTTAAATGATATTGAAGTTACAATCGGATCTTTTCAGGGTAAAATTGCCACTCTAGGTGATAAAGAACTAGTTAAACTAGGACAAGGATTAGTAGAGGCGGGCGATAAGTCTGATAAACTATTTAATACATTAATTGAAGGTGGTAATATATCAGCAGAGAGAGCCTCAAGAGATTTTGGAACAATTATTTCTTTACTAAATAAAGCTAAAAAAGCAGCTGAAGATGCAAATAATGTAGATTTAGCAAACCAAATAGGAACAGAGATTGATAAGGTTAGCGATAAAGTAGGAAAATTAGTTGGAGAGTTTACAACACTAGATGCGCTTAATAAACAATTAGGTAAAGAATTTTCAGGAGAGTTTAAGTTTTTAGATGACAGATTTCTAAAAGGAATTGCAAGTGCAGAAACAGGTAAAATTGCAAAAAACACTGCAGAACAGCTTAAGTTTAGGTCTCAAAACGTAGCTCTATTACAAAAACAAATTGATATTGAGAATAATGAGCTAGTACCTAATGCTACAAATCTTAAAACATTAGAAGACATAATGTCTAAATTCAGAAAAAAAGCACAGGCTGATTTAATTAAACAAGTACCTTTACTTGAAAAACAAAGAAAAGAATTAGAAAAAAGTACTAAACAGTTAGAAGCACAGGTAAAATTAATTACTCTTCAAAACGATGTTTTAGAAAATCAAATAGAATCTCAGGCAAGACTAGACAATTTACGACTTAAGATCGAAGATCAAAAAAATGCTGTTAAGATTCAACAACAAAGTTTAGATTTAACAAAACAACAACTTTCAAATGCTGAAAAACTAAGAGATGCAGAGATTGATAGATTAAGGGCGGCCGAGAATATTAGAAAAGCACAAGCCAGTGCAGGAATTAGTGTTGCACAAGCTGCTGCTGGATTAGCTGATAAACAAGGTGACCAAGCGATTATTGATGCCAGAAATAAAGCAGCACAGTTTGAAAGAGAAAATGTGTTAAGTAGGCGTAGTATTTTAAATAACCAGATAGAATTAGCTAGGATTGAACGTGATGAAGGACTAGCTAGAATTAAACGTCAAGAAGATCTTCTTATACTAGAAACTGTTGAAAAAGATAGACAACTACAAGAACAGGCTAAAATTATTGAGGCTCAAGGAAGGGCTGATGTTGCAAAGATAAATGATCAGATTGATATTTTAGCTAGAGAAGAATCCTTAAGACTTGCTCAAATAGAAGTAAGAAAAGCTGAAGAAAAATCTCAACTTGAAACAATTAAAGCTGCAAAAGATAATATACGTGACCAAAAAGAAATTGCTCTACTTCAAGCAAAACAACAAAAAGATGCGCGTGATGCACAACTTAATTTATTATTAGAACAAGCAAAACTTCAAAAAGCAAAAATTGAAGCTGATTTATTAATTTTAAAAGGACAAGAACGCCTAGTTAAAGAACAAGCTAAGAACGTAGGCCGAACCTTTACAGGACTTGACTTAGATATTGATGGAGGAATTGGTACTCAACTTAACTCAATTACAGATAATATTGCTGCATTAAATAATCAGTTTAGTTTAAGTGAGGACATATTTGAACAAACTGTACGAAAAGCTGAATTAAACGCAACTAAAGGTATTAACGCAGAAACTATAAAAGAAAACATATTAAATAAATCTATTACATCTAGCGGAAAATTAGATACTATACAAGCTGAGTTGTTTAAAAGTAGACTAAAACAGCTAATTGCAGAACGAAATGCAATCATTTCAGCAACTCAGTTAGCACTTGCAACTGGTAAAATTCAATCATTTGAGGCAAGAGCTCTCGCCAATACAAGACTTGCGACACTTGACTCTGAGAGAGTTGCACTTCAGAAAATCTTTGACGAGATTGTAAACAAAGGAGAAGCTGAACTTTCTTATGCACAAACTGTAACAGATGCTATCAAATCATCTAAAGCTATAGTTGCTAATGAATTATCAGCCGCATTTTCTAAGCTGAATGATGCTCTTGTAGAAGGAACACTAAATGCTAAAAACTTTAGAGATGGTATAACAGATTTTGTTGGTGGAACACTGAAAAAAGTACAACAAGACTTTTTTAAACGTACAATAGCTGACCCTGCCGCTGAGTTTTTATCTGACTCTTTGTTTACAGGTTTAGGTCTTCAAACAGAGAAAAAAGGTGCTGATGCTCTAACTTACACAGGTGATTCTGCTAATGTTAATGTAACTAACTTAGGTGAAGGTAAATCCATTGCTGATGTTATAAACAAAGATAGTGAAAGTGTTTTTGATACAATTGGCGATAAATTAAAAAATTTTGGAGACTCAGCAGGTAACGTCTTTGATGATTTAGGTAGAGGTCTTTCAGATACTTTTTCTTCTATACTAAGTAACCTAGGAGGTCTTGGAAACTCTCTAGGCGCCTCAGCTGGTGAGATTTTCGGTGGTTTATCTTCAATGTTTGGCTTTGGTGGTCAAGGAGGTTTAACAGGTGGTGGAGGATTTACTGATGGTGGAATGTTTAGTGGATTAGCTTCAGGTGGATTTGTACCTTTTTCTGCTTACCAAAGATTAGCAGCAGGGGGGATGATGAGAGATAGAGTTCCTGCCCTATTAGAGCCAGGAGAATTTGTGATGAAACGTTCTTCCGCCCGTTCTATTGGAGAAGGTAATCTTAGTGCTATGAACGCTACAGGTCAAATGGGTGGAAATGTATCAGTAAACATTGTAAATCAAGGCACTCCACAAGAAGCTACACAACAGACTCAGCCTAGATTTGACGGAGAAAAATTTGTGATTGATATCGTAACAAGAGATTTAAGAAACAATGGACCGATTCGTAAGTCCTTAAGAGGAGCGACCTAATGGCAACTTATCCTGATGATGCAACCGCCCCTATCACTGCCTTCAGTGTTGTAGGTGAAACTACCTATAATAATACAGGGACTTCTAGAACGGAGTTTAATTTACCAACAGCAGTTGACCATAAAGGCGAAATAACAGCATTTATTGATGGTGTTCTACAACAGACGAGTGCCTATGACCTATCAAACTCTGGTCAAACAGCCTCTTTTTTAGCTGCTCCAAACGCTACAGACTTGACTATTAAAACTATTACACTTCCAAGTAGGTTTACACTAACTAGATCTTTTCCTGCAGTTAAAAGTGTAGACTACTCTAATACTACGGCTACAGTCATAAATGCAAATTCTTATGTAATCAATGCAAATACTGAATCGTTTGCTTTACCTACAGGTGTTAATGTATCCTCTTCAACAGATTTCATGGTTTATCTTTCAGGTGTTTTTCAAGGACCTAGTTCATATACTTATCCTTCCGTAACACTAGGTAATGATGGAATTGACATTGGCGATAATGCAGCACTAAAACTTTTAACTAACTTTAGTGGTAATTTAACAGACGATAGCCCGTCTGAACATACACTAGTTTTTAGAGATGGTAGTGCAAGTTTTGATGGCACTGCTAGACTAGACCTTGATGGTACAGCAGGAAATTTTGCGGATCTTCCTGATAATGGTGATTTTAATATTTTTGCTCAAGATTTCACCCTAGACACTTTTATAAAACCAGATACTGGAACTACTATGACTGCTAACCAGTCATTATTTGCTAAACACGCAGGTACAGATGATAATAATTATACACTAAGGCTAGTTGGAGCTAATTCGAATGTAGGTTTTGTTGTTAATCAAGGTGGAGTTATTACAGAATTATACGGCGGAAATGCGAATGGTGGAGTAAATCTTCATGTTGCTGTATCCTATGAAATAAATGAACAAAATCTAAGACTTTTTGTAAATAATGTAAAAGTAGCACACACAAACTTTGCAGCCAGTGATTTCGCAGGGAATGTAGTTATTGGAGCTAATTCAAATACGGCTTCTGAAGGAGAGCGTTTTACAGGACTGGTTGAGTTTACTAGATTATCTCACTCTGCTCGTTACAGGGGAGACGGATTACAAGCAATCACAAACCACACTCCTACTGTAATATCTGGTGCCCCTCTCGGCTCTGTGAGTGAAATAGACACCTTAAGTATTAGAGTTTTTGATTCAGAAGTAGCAACTTTAGATAGATTTAATTCAATGGCAGATAGAAAACCCGATAAAGGTTTTACAGCAGAAAGATCATTTGATTCAATAACTTTCACTTCTCAAGCAGGTTATGAAAAAAGAAGATTGAGGTCTCGCCGTTCAAAACGTAACTACAATTTACAATATACTAACGTTACTGGAATTGAAAAAACTGCAATCGAAAACTTTTATAATGCTCGTAGCGGTAACTTTGAAGCATTCACTTTTGACTTGGCACATCTAAATGAATCTGGTACAATAACTACAAGATTTGACGGATCACTTTCGGTTACTCAAGTTTTATCTACAGGTACAGCACTAACACAAAACTTTTACACTGTAGCTTTTAAACTACAAGAAACGTATGACTAATGACTGCAAGAAACTATGATGTAATAATTACTGTTGATGATGCTTCTTCTTTCGAAACCTCTAATATACTAATCGGTAATACTTCTTTTGCTACAGGAACAATAGCTAATGTTGATTCTGCTTTAAATACTCTTAAAGTAAAACTTTCTAATAGTATTTCAGAGTTTTCTAATTTAGAAATAGTTCATTCAAATGTGATATCAGTATCAGGAACTGCGAATGGTTCTCTAAATACAACTTCTCTTCCTTTTCAAGCTAACACTTTTAGTGGAAATACTATGACTGCTGTAGCTACAATACAATCTATTGCTCCTAGCGGTTTTATCGCAGAAAAAAATGCTTTTACTCAAAATCCTGTTGTGAGACTTTTTGAAATATATTATCCAGGTGAATGGTATCCAGAAAATGCAGCAGGCAATCCTGGAGGTAAAGGAGAGGGCAGATCTTGGCCCACTAACTTTCCTATTAGGTTTGCTGATATTAGGGGAGATTTAATTTCTGATTTGAACTATAATGTTACTTATAGTGGCTCAAGTTATATTCCTTTTCCTTCTCAAATATCTGCAATTGAACAAGCTAGTGATGGTAAGATAAACGATGTTTCTTTAACAGTTTTTAATGTAGATAATATTATTTCTGCATTAGTAGAAGATCCTTTTTTAGTCGGAAATAACACGTCTAATGCTTGTCAAGCCTATGTAAATGGAGAACTAGTACACGGAATAGATCCTCGTACTATTAATGCTACTAATGTTAGTTTTGGATTAGGTACGGAAGGGCATGATGTTCTAACTCGTGCGAGAGCGAATGGGCTAACTTATAGTGCTAGTGTTGAAACGGGAATATATGGAAAAGCAAATGCATCATTCACTCGAGATGAAACTATCTCAGTAAATGGCGAATGGCAAGAAGGAAAGTCAGACACTCGTGATTTATTAGGTGCTGTTGTTACCATTAAAACTACCTTTGCTAATTTTTTAGATGTTTGGCCTGAGTACAGTACTGCTAGATACATAACTTCAAATGTAGTAGAAGTCTATAATGCACTTCCTTATAGAGTGGGTGATAATGTTAGATCTGAGTTAGGTACTACTGAAGGTACGATTGAAAATATTCAAGAGAATCGTTTTTTATACTTATCTAATCCTTTAGATTCTGACTTAGCTGTTGGTGATGCTGTTTTTATTGTAAATTCTCAAGCTGATGCAGAGTCTTACATTGAAGATAAATTTAAAATTGATAGCTTAGATTCTTTAAGTGATGAAGTAGCTACTTTTAGTTTAGTGTCTTGGTTACAATATTTTAGAAATCAAATACCAAGCAGAAAATTTTATAAAAATACCTGTCAATGGGCGTATAAAGGTCCTGAATGTCAATATCCTGGTCCAGGAGAGTTGTCAATTCCAGGAACCTCTCTAACTTCAAATGCTAATCCTATTGCTGCAAATAATGAAATAGCTGCATCTGCGGTAGGTGACGTATGTGGAAAGTCCCTTCAAGCCTGCACACTTCGTAACAATCAAATTCACTTTGGAGGCTTCCCTGCAACAGGACGAACAATCCCAAAACAATAATATTAAAGGGTGTATTTTACCATGGAATCATATATTTGGTGGTATTTCTGGTAAGTTTCACCTATGCTGCCATGCAGAATGGTCTAACCCTCCTTTGGTAGTTGGTACTTCGACGCAACCGATAACGGAAATATGGAATAGCGCGCCTTTAAGAAAAGTTAGACAAAAGTTTTTGAATGATGAAGTACCTGAAGTATGTAAAAAAGTGTGCTATGATAAAGAGGCTTTAGGAATACACAGTAACAGACTCAGTGTAAACACTAGATTCGCTAATCAAAAATATTTACAAGATGATACATTATCAGACGGAAAATTAAATACTTTACCTACCTATTTAGACTTACGTTTTGGTAATTTATGTAACTTTAGGTGTAGAATGTGCGGACCTGATGTTTCAACCAGTTGGTATAAAGATGCGACTAAACCTTATTCTAAAGTGATAGATCATTTTACTGATAATGATGTCATGTGGAATGATCTACCTAACATAGCACCTCATCTAAATGACATTTATTTTGCTGGTGGTGAACCATTTGTACAAGATGGTCACTACAAATTATTAGATTTTTTGATTACTCATAATCACGCACAAAATATCAACTTACAGTATAATACTAATCTAAGTTATACAAAATACAAAAAATTTAATCTGCTTGAGATGTGGAAACATTTTAAAGACGTTTCTTTATGGCCTAGTATTGAGGGTTTTAGAAAACATGCAGAGTATTCTCGTAAGGGACTGTCTTGGAATACCTTTGCTAAAAATGTGTATTATTACAGAAAACACATAAAAACTTTTTCATCAGTCATTAACATATTTTCTATACTTTCAATGCCCGAGTTAATATTATGGTTTAAACAACATAGAATAGATTATTTTGGTACAATTCTTACAACTCCTAGTATATATTCTATTACTTGCTTACCAAAAGAAACTAAAACTGTAATCAATAAAAAGTATAAACAATTTTTGCAAAAATACTCAATATTTAATGAATATGATATAAAACAGATTAAAGATTGGTTAATTTATATGAACTCAAAAGATGATTCTCATTTACTAGTTGATCTTAAAAAAGAACAAACAAGACTTGATTTACTAAGAAATGAATCTTTTGAACAAACTTTTCCAGAGTATGCGACATGGTACAAAAATATCTAGGATTACGACATGAGTATGGTAATATTGATTGTATTGAGTTAATCAGAGCTTTTTATAAACATGAGTTAAAAATTAATTTTGACCTACCTTCATACCCTCATTCTAGAGATTGGATGAAACAATTTCACATTGATAAAGTAGATGAATGGGCATCATCATGCTCTACAAAAGTCAAATTGACAGATGCTAAAAACTATGATGTAATGGTATTTAAGTCAGAAAAATATGAACTTGCTACACATTTTGGTATGTATTTAATGCCATCTAGATTGTTGCACATTGAAGAAGGGGGTTGTTCGTGTGTTCAAACTTTATCAGATTATTGGATAAGCAGATTACACGCAATTTATAGACATTATGAAATGGTATGATTCTTATACTGGATTTCCTTACATACATTTAGGTGACGATATTAATACTGGCATAGATTGTTTTAATCTTTGTACTTTAGTATATAAAAATGAATTAAATATCGATATACCTTATAGAACATCTGATTTTTGTAATATTGTAGATGAAGATTGGTATTCTAAAACTCATGAGAGGTGGATGGAAAAAGCTGCTTCTGATAAGTATGGGTGGCAAAAAGTAAAAGAACCAAAGGTATATGATGTTATTTTGATGAGTTTAGGTTCTACTCATGTGACTAATCATTGTGCTTTGTACGTGGATACTAATCGCATATTACAAACTATGATAAAGCATAAAAGCTGGATAGCACCGTATGGAAGATACTACAAACAATATACAATAGGGATTTATAGATGGAAAGATTTAATGAATTAAAGGATGCTATGAATGCTCATTCGTTACAACAGTATCCTAAAGAAGCGGTTGGAATAGTGACTCATGATTTTAAGTATATTCCTTGTAAAAATATATCTCCTACCCCTAAAATTAGCTTTATTTTAGATCCTGCTGATTTAGTAAAAAATGATGGAAATATATGGGGCATTTTTCATTCTCATCCTGGAGACGAAAACCCCATACCAAGTAAAGAAGATAAAGTAAGTGCCGCTTTCCAAGAATATAAATTTTTGGTAGGATTTAATAACAAATTTTTTATTTATTGGCTTGACCAAAATTTAGATGCTCTTGTCTTTGACAAGTTTGAAGGAAGTCACCTTGTTAGCAACCGTTAAAATTCATTCT